GCCTGCCCACGGTGCGCAAAATCCTGAGCGAAAAGGGCTGGGAAATAAAAAGAAAAATCAAAGAAGCATAGCCGCGGTAGCGAAAGTGAAGCAGTGCCCTTACTGCCGGTGTATTTTCGTGTCTCAGGCAGACTTGGACGCTCACATGAAAGAGTTCGGCACTAACCCAGAGTGGCATCGTGAAAAGTTCCGCAGAGCTCACGGGCGCCCAGAATACGGAACCTCTGAATCAGAAGCTTGAGCCCTGGTTTTTCTGCTCTGTTTATGAGCCCAGTTTCTTCTCCAATTCGCCGAGCCTCTTCTGTTGAGAGAGCATTATAGACATGACCATGGCCTCGAAAACAACAGGTCTACAACCATTGCTAGCCGACATACAGTTATTTCGTGCAGCATCCATCAACCGCTCAAAAGCCTCCCGATCCGGAGAGTTCAGAGCCTCCTTGAACTCACTCCAACTAGATATTTCATACTCTAACGCCACACGATATGACGGAATAGTCTTACGCAAACCAAAGCCTCATCGATCAATATCATTCAAGAGGATTTGAAACAATAAGACAAAACGAACAATCTATCTTCCCAGACCTAAATGAAACTAACGCTTGTTCGAATTTAGGAGATTGGGCAAGAATTTATAACTACAGTTAGGATCACATAATCGAAGGCGGGGGTCGGATCTTTGTCTTTCGCTGAGTCAAAAGAATTCAGAAGTGCCCTCAAAGAGTACATATATAATGTGTCTTCTGCCGAGAATGAAGCCACTAAGGCGACCCGTTTCTACATGTTTCTTCCACAGATATACAAAGGGATCAAACCTGAGTATGCAGATAAGGTTTTCAGAGAGTTGAAAATCGAGCGCTCCGTAGTCGATATGGTAGCGTCTAAGGGTAAAACAATCATCGTCAGAGGAAGAATAGATAGTACTCTTGGCAATGTCATCTTTGAGTTTGAAAAGGACCTTTCCAAGACTCACGAAGAGGCTCTTGAACAACTGAAACAATACACAGTCGCACTTTGGAACAACGAAAAGCATCGAGTAACCTACACTTGCATTGCCACAGACGGAATACATTTTCATCCGTATAGGCCACACACTGAAGTGCCGGAGGATGAAACAGTCAAGGCGGAATCGGTATTTCTCGATCCTCGTGAGCCCATAAACCTTGCAGATGTTGATCCAATTGATGCATACTTCTGGTTCGACAGATATTTGCTTGCGACACCAATACTTGAACCATCAGTAGATAGGATTGCAGGCGATTTTGGTAGCAAGGGCTCGATTCTTCCTGAAATGATTGACGAACTTCGCTCAATCTGGAAAGATGCATCGGATCGCCCCTACGTGAAAGTTCTGTTTGACCAATGGAACAAATACTTAACAATCGTATATGGCTCCACAGTAGGCGATGAGGAGTTATTTCTAAGACACACGTACTTAGCTACTTTAGCGAAACTCATTGTCTATGGGTATTTTTCCGAAGGAGTGCTGCCCACATCAGAAGAAGAAATAGTTCGTGTACTAGATGGGACAGCTTTTAAGGAATGGCAGATCCACAACTTTTTGGAAGAGGATTTCTTCGCATGGATCGTTCGCGGGAAGACACGGCGCCATGGTGTGAAGTTCGCTCGTAGGCTAACCAAGTTTGTCGCTCGCTTCGACTTGGATAAGATAGATCAAGACATGTTGCGGGAAGTCTATCAAGAGATTGTAGATCCTGAGACTCGAAAGGGCCTTGGAGAGTTCTATACTCCGGAATGGCTTACCGAATTGTTGCTCACCCCACTGGTCAAAGAAAATCCCGAAGGAGCAATTCTTGATCCCGCATGTGGCTCTGGCACCTTCCTCTTTACAGCGATAAAGCTGAAGACAGCTCATCTTACGAATTTCAAAGGACCTGCCTTACTCCAAAGGATTTTGGAGACTGTTCAGGGAATAGACGTTCATCCTCTTGCAGTTATAATTAGCAAGGCAAATTACCTCCTCGCATTAGGTAAGCTGCTTAGAACAGCTCGAAGCCGAATCGCTATATCGGTACCAGTTTACCTTTCAAACTCTATAAGGCATCCTCAACACGAGATGGAGCCAACGACTGCAATTCCTACTTATAATTTTGATGCATATGGTTCATTGCTTCAAATCCCTGAAATTGTGGCTCGGAGCCCCATGGTAATGGACGCTGTCATAGACTTGATCAACGATTTTTCCACAGATATCGCCTCGAGTGGCGGACATTACGAGAATACATCGGCATTCTTCGCGAAACTTGTGCAGAAGAAATTGCCAGCCGTATTGAATCTTGATCCTCGTAAGAATGATGAGATTATCAAGATTCTTTTTCAGACTACAAGAACAATGGTAGATCTAATTAAGAAAGAGAAAGATACGATTTGGGCATTCATAATCAAGAACTATTACAAGCCAATCTTTTTGCGGGAGCGCAAATTTGATTTTCTCGTCGGGAACCCTCCATGGCTAACTTACAAAGGCATCGCAGAACCTGAGTATCAGTCCTTTATCAAGCATCTTACTGTCGACGTATACGGTCTTGCAAGGGGGACAGGTAGTGCTAGCTTGATAACTCACATGGAACAAGCCACTCTGTTCATGTTGAGGTGCGCAGAGTTCTACTTAAAGGACGGATCGAAACTCGCCTTTGTCATGCCTCGAAGCATATTTTCCGCAGACCACCATGACATATTTCGGCGACACTCTTACATCCATCGAGTTCAACTGAAATTCCAAAGGCTGTATGATCTTGAAAAGGTTGAGCCGTTGTTCGGGATGCCAGCATGCGCTGTGGTCGCCAAAAAAGGCGAGATAACGACATACCCTGTGCCTTGCACCGAAATTAAGGGTAATATGACAACTAAAAATGTTGATTGGACAAAAGCACGGACACAACTGCGAACAAGGGAGGTTAAGCTCTCATTATCATTTCTAGGCAAGAGAAGCTCGCTTACCCACTTAGAGAACGTGGTGAACTTCAAGAACACAAGAAGCTATTACTTCGACAGGTTCCGTCAGGGAGCCTCTATAGTGCCTAGATCATTGTTCTTCATTGATTTTGAGAAAGGCGGAAAATTCGGCGTAATTCCTGACTGCCCAAGGATTAAGAGTTCAGAAAGGGCAAAAGAGCGAGCCAAGAAACAGTATCAAGGAGTCGAACTAAAGGGAGCCGTCGAACGTGAATACCTTTACGCGACGATAACCGGTTCTGAACTTGTTTCCTTCGGACACATGCCTTACCTTCCAGTCGTCCTTCCGGTGGAATACAAAAAAAACGGACTACGAATCTTCACGGCTGCTGAAGCTAGGTCTCAAGCAGTTGAAGGTCTGTCAAAATGGTTCACGCAAGCCGAAAGAGAATGGAATGAGATTCGCGGGAAGAAAAGCACCTACAGCCTTTATGATTGGGTCGATTACGAGGGAAAACTGACGGAGCAAGACCTCAGCGCCAGGTTTCGCGTGGTATTTCCTGGTCCGTCCTCGACTTATCTTGTTTCAGCTGTTCTCCCGATCAAGAAGAACTCTATCAAAATAGAAGAAGTGACTATTCCGCTACGAGGATTGGTAATAGATCATGCACTGCTGCGATATGAAACGGAAGACGAAGATGAAGCATATTATTTGTGTTCAATATTGAACTCAACGTCAATTGACAGGATTATAAAACCCTTCCAAAGTACAGGTAAGGGCGGTGCTCAGAATATTCACAAGAAGCCGCTTGAACTGCCCATTCCGAGGTACGACCAAAAGAACCTCACACATAGAGAACTTTCGAAACTAGGCAAGGAATGCGCGTCCATAGTTGAAGAGGAGCTTGCGCAGATAGCTGCCCAGTATCAGGGTATAGGTACTATTAGACGGTTGGTTAAGGCTAGAGTTGCAGATCAGCTGGCTGAGATAGACACATTGACTAAAAAAGTCCTAAATGAGAAAAAAGACTGCAATGCATTAGAGAAATGCCTTCGCTAGCTATGATGAACCAACTTGATGAAAGGCTTTTTAATCCAAAAGTAGCAGAGATCACGCGTGATTGCTATGGCCAGATGCCCCAACTGCAAGAGAGAGCTTGGAAGAGTCAGCAAAACGTGGACGTACGGAGTGTTCAAAGTGCAAGCTTATTTATGCGGAAACTGCGGCACTTCCTTCCAAGAATACACAAGAAACGGAAAACATAGCTTCACCCTTAAGAATTCTAAAGGTCACCGTGGTGGGCACGTCAAAGCATAACGCTTTTGACGAAGTGCTATCATTTTCTCGAACTGTGTCTGGCAATATTTTTCTGCTTCAAGCTGTCTTTATTGATTAGGTGCTCAGGTTGGATCTGTCTATAGTTCTTCCAATTCTGGCCATAGTCGTTTCGGTCATAACGTCAGCAATTACTTTGTTGCTCACACAGTTCCAAGGACCCGATCTCTCTTTGATAAGCTCGCCGGAATTCGACATCGATGACCAAGACTCGGATCAAAGATTCTCAACCCTGTTGTCACAGGGTTACATACTAACGGCGCTTCAAGCTAAACCGAGTGATTTTGTATTTGCGAATCATGGAGGCAAATCAGGGACGATACTCTCTATTAACTTGGAATTTAAACCGTCAAAGCCTTTTGAACCATTTTCTGGTCATTTTTTTTCTTACTTTGTTGCTTCAGACCAAACGGACAATCTCCCTATGACGATAGGAGCAGGCGATAACAAGCTACTTCGCTGTGAGACAAGTGTTATGTTAATCGATTGGAAGAGGAGTGCTCTTGCAAATGCCTTGAACAAGGAGCTAAGTATTGAGAATTTGATTGATAAAGCCGTCGAAATTAGCAAGCAGGACTTCGAAAGACTCTGTGACCTGTTAGGTGAGACGGAATCTGTTGGTTCAATTGATGCTCTCATCACACTTACAAAGGGGAGATTCAGGACAAGGATAGTGAAGGATTACCTTTTCAAAGGTAAGCCACTGCGTAACAGTTGCAAACGAGCTCTGCTTCGGTTAAGGGAGTTTTTGAAAGAGTGGGATAAGCTTTCGCCAACAAGGACTCAGTTACGATTTGAAATGAGAGCTGATTTGCAATCTTTAGGCGAAGAGCTAAAAGCCAATTCCAGCATACTGGCACGCGAAGTGAGTGAGCAGAACGTTCCTCAATCTAAGTTGAGAAATATTCTATGGACGCAACTTTGCGGTGTCAGTGATCCGTTACAAAAGAAAATTCGTTGGTTTCTAATCCAGTCTATAGTCGGCCTAGAAGAGAAATTGAAGGACCTATACACGAATATCGATAAGTATAATGACATGGTTGATGACCTAATTGGCCGTGGTGAATTCGCAAAGCCGATGCTATCCAAAGTAAATGATGAAAGGGTAAAGTTGAAGGAGCAGGTAGAAAAGGCACTGGTTGATATACTTTTGGCCTATCGAAGCCGAGTTGCTAGTTGAGCTAAGCGCACCTTATCACAGTTGTGAAAGGTTATGACCTCAACTATGGACTTTTTCTGTTATGAGGCTAATGCTTCTGGCGTACTCCATGAAGGCCATGCGAAGGACTTCGCTTTCGGATTGACCTAGTTTTTCGGCTATTCTTGTGAGTATTTCTTGTTGCTGTTTGCTGAGAAATACTTTGTGACTTCTTTTCGGCACTGCTGCGGCCCTCTCACGGTACCCTCTGCGGTCCTCTCTAAGGTACGGTTCATCTTTTATGTAGATTCCGCCTATTAATTCTGGCGTCCGTCGCCTCTGGTCTTTGCCGCGTGCTCTACCCAAAAAGAGCTCCGTGGCCGTGAGAGGCCCCCTTTTATGTCTAAGCATAAGCGAACAGAAGAGGCTATCAAGAAACGTTTGGCAAAACGAATTCTGCGCAGCATAGCACTAGAAAGGGGTTTTCACGATTTTGAGCGGTGCGAAACAGTGTGTCTCCTCACGCGCATCGAACTCATCAGTCTAGCTGGTCCTATAGTGCAGATCAGTGATGTGCCAGATGTTGGGCGGGGCGAAGTCTTAGTGGATAGTCGTGGTGAGGGAAGTTTTCAGCGATGAACGAAAAAAGGTAAGTTAGGAGTAGCTGTCTCCATGGAAGGTAGGATGTCAGTCATAGAGAGGGTGACCCTATACCTCGGAAAAGCGGAGAGAGTGGTGTTTGTGGACACTCAGGCTATTCGCGCCAAGCTGCTTCACGAGTTAGACGCCCTCTTTGACCTGGCCATGTCAATTGCAGAAGGCAACGTTAAACGGTTCAAGGATGAAGACGGCAAGGAGCATCCGGTCACTCCCAAGCAACGGGAGAAGTGGGCGCGCATAGCCACGTACACGGCGCAGGTTATGCACAACCTGACGAGAGGCTTCGATGAGAAAGCCTTCAAGACCGACCTAAAGCGACTGCAGAGGATGGTTGACGATGTCCGGCGTCAGCAGACTAGAGAAAACAGTCGAACAAATGCACAGGGACGCGTTTAAACCGCGCAGCCAAGAGGGCGATGCGCCCGTTCCTCAGGATGCAGTCGAGTTTGCGAAACTGCTGTTCAACTTCGCGCCCAAAGATTACCAGGCAAAACTCCTCAAAGACGACAGCAAGCGCATAGTCGTGCGATGGAGCCGCCAAGCAGGCAAAACAACATGCATAGCGCTCAGAGCCATATGGTTCGCCTTAACACACGACAAGACGCTTACGCTGATCGTGGCTCCTTCGCTGCGACAGAGCATGATCATGAGCGACCGCATCGCGGATTTTCTCGGCGGACTACCTCCAAAGTACAAGCGTCTGATAACGAAGCTTCAGAGGACCACGGTGCGTTTCTCGAATGGCAGCCGCATAGTAGCGTTGCCTAACAGTCCCCAGTTGCTCAGGGGTTACACCGCAAATCAATGCATAACGGATGAGGCTAATTTCTTCGAGGACGATCAGCTCGTTTTCTACAGCGTACTGTACCCCATGCTGAGCACGACGGATGGTATTCTCATCGCGTCTAGCACGCCTTGGAGCAAGGACAGCGTTTTTTATCAGATGTGCCAGAGCTCAGAGTTTAAGCAGCACGTTTGCACGTGCAACGAAGTCGTAGAAAGCGGCCTTGTTAAGCAGAGTTTCATGGATGAGATGAAGGCTCAGCTTCCGTTCGAAAGGTTTCAGCGCGAGTTTATGGCCGAGTTCGTCGAGGACATCGACGCCTGGCTAACCCAAAGCCTCATCGTCAGCTGCATCGACAGCAGCCTGCAGCCTTACGATTTTCAGGACCAGCCGAAAGGCGAGTTCTACCTGGGCGTCGACTTTGGCAAGGAGATGGATTTCAGCGTTGTTCTGGCGGTGCAGAAGACTGGCTCCACGCTTCAGGTTGTGCACGTTCATCGTTTTCCGCTCAAAACTGAGTACGCCAGCGTCATAGGCTACGTCAAGAGCCTTCTGGACCGTTGGCGTGAAGTAAGGGCTGTGTACGCAGACGTCACGGGAGTTGGAAACTACATAGTAGAAGACATGTTTCGCAGCGGCATCCAGAACGTTAACGGCATCACTTTCACTGTGCAGTCGAAGGAAGAGATGGCCACGATAATGCGGGAGAAAATGCGCAACGGCGAAGTCAAGCTATACTACATTCCGGCGACCAAGCGCGAAGACGTGGACCTCACAGCTGAGCTTAACATCGAAAAGTACGAACTCATGAAAACAGGCCACCTTCGGTTTAGTCATCCGGAAGGCGGGCATGATGATGTTTTCTGGAGCATGGCCCTAGCCGCGTACGCCGCCGTAAAAGCACCCTTACCAGGCGCAGGCGCCGTAATGCTTCCACATTAAAAGCAGTAGAAGTGTCAAAAGAGTATTGTCCTTTCGTCTCTGATAAGCGCGCGTTAGTTTTTCGCAGATACGGTAATCTCTGTTATGAGAAGTGTAAGATCGTCCACCTGATCTGTATTCAGCAATTTGTATGATGTAATCTTGCTATTATTCTTCAGCGGCAAGATCTTGTTTATTGACTCTTCAAGAGCTTTCCATTGGTCAAACTTTGACGTCTTGTCTTTCACAAGTTTGCTAGTATCAACTATCTGAATGAATGTGACAGAATCACTCATTTCAATTGGCTCGTTATTTTTGGAATCGTGAATATAGTAATTTGACATTGCTGACGTGAGGAATTTTCCACATATCTGTGTTGGCTTCACATTCGATTCTTCAATCTCGACAATTATTCTGATTTTGTCGTCCTTTAGGACAAGAAGGTCGACATCACAGTACTCAGTTCCCCTAGATTTCTTTGGGATATAGAATAAAGGGAGCCGCTGTTCCCCACCGCAAGCCTCGTCTCTTAATAAGATATGATCGGGCGGTAAGGCCTTTTGGATAATATCTCCAATCTTTTCATGTATCGAATGAGGGTTACTTTTCATTTAACATCCCCCCTATGTTGAAGAATCACAAATTTAAGCTTTGAACCTGCCAGCGCGCAAATTGGGAATTAAAATGACTTACGAGCAGCGTTTTCACATTCACCGAAAAAAGAAAAGGAAGACCGAAAATGGAAGAAGAAGTCTTCGTAGCGAACAGTAAGGACGAAGTTAAAGCGCTCGGCATGAAAGTCAACTGTGCGCCCACTGACTTGCGCATTTACGTTAACGGCGTGGACATCACAAAAAACGTGGTGCTCGAGGAAGTGCGAATTGTAATTGCCAAAGAGCAGCAAGCACCTGTCGCTCTCGTAACAACTCCACCCCAAACAACAGGGAAGTAGAAAAACAGTTGCCGTGGACAAGCAAACAAGACAAGTCTAGCCTAGTAGCACAGCGGCAGTACCCTCAAGAAGTCGCCGAGAAACAGATCGCTGAAGAAATCCCGCTAAGCTGGCGTGCCGACAGCATACTGTGGGGCTACGTTACCAAATACTACCTTAAAGGCTCAGGCGCCGGCTTTGTGGTTCCACCCTACGCTGCTTACTGGGAGCGAATTTGGGGAGCCACCCCAATAGAAGACTTGCCCCGCTACAAGGACTTGTACTGCTTCACGCCTTACATTAAAGCGTGTATTGACGTCACTGTGAACCTGGCCATAAGCAACGGCTTCACCCTCGAAGGCAGCGACGACGCAGTCCTCGAGTGGCTGGAAGATTGGTGCGACGAACACAATATTCTGCAAACTCTCCGTGTCGTAGCAACGGACATGCTCGTGTTCGGAGGCGGCTTTTTTGAAATCTGCGGGTTCACAGAAAACCTGCTGCCTGAAGAATGGTTCCTAAAATGTTTAGACCCCGTGAACGTTAGAGTCCGTCGCGACGCCTACGGTCAAGTGCTCGGATACATTCAACTTTTAACCATGCCGCCCGTGGTTTGGACTCCGCAGGAAATCTGCCACATCAAATGGGGCGCCAAGAGTTGGTGGTACGAGTACAATTACGGAACTTCGCTGTTACGGCCGTTGCTGAAGATTCAAGCGCTTTTGAACCAACTGGAAGACGACCTCGCAGTAATCACGCACTGCTATACGAAACCTATGATCGTCGTGCAGGCGGGCAAACCTGAGCAGCCATTTAGCGACGCGCAGCTAAACCAGCTTATGCAAGCGTTCGCGAATAGGGCCGTCGCAACAGACGTGTTTGTTCGTGGCGACGTCAACGTTAAGCCTCTCACTAGCCTCACCAAAGACATCAAACTCGACTACTGGCTGAACTATCTCTACAAAGAACGCGAAGCCGTGTTGGGCGTTCCCAACATCTTCTTAGGCCAGGCTGACCAGGCGAACCGCGCTACAGCTGACATCGTGATGCAAGAGTTTGTCTGTCGATTGCGCATGATGCAGAACCTGATCGGGGAAATGCTTGAAACAGATCTGTTCGAACGTCTAATCGTAGCAAAGTTTGGCGAAGGCGTTCAGATCCCACACATAGCGTGGAGACCCATCTGGGAACCAACTCTAGACGTGAAAGCCGCTTACCTCGGCAACTTGGTCCAGTTAGGCATCATCTTACCGACTGAAGCCCGGCCGCAGCTAGGCTACGCTGCTGAACCCGCAGAAGCAGACATTCAAGGCTCGAAACTGCTTCCGCAGCCTAAAGGACTCGTGCCAACCCTACCGAGCGCATCGAGTTCTGAAGGTGAAGACGGAGGCTTCGGTAACGGTGAAGAAGCCTCTTCTAGTGCTGAAGCGATTTTGCAGAGGAAAGGGCGGAAGTGGCTGATTGCTGAAGTTAAATAGCCCCTTCAGAGATGTGTTTCAAGCTTTTCTGGAATTCAGAGCTTTTGTCGCTCAAGAGTTTCAAACGTGGACTTTCGCAACTCAGGGAAGCGATCCGTGCGATGTTTGCCAGGAGTTAGACGGTAAAGTCTTCGAGGTCTTAACTGACGACGAGCTGCTGGAAGAGTTTGAGTACGGCGAGTTTGTTGACTCGCAGACTTTCAAGCCTAATGTTCACCCGAACTGCATGTGCGTCTTAACTAAATCATTCGAGGGACAAACTTGAGTATGCGCTGCCAGACATTGTGCCGTCACAAGCTGCACCGGTTTCACTGGACCTGCCTGTACTGCCGTGTCAGGCGACTGAATTACGGTAAGATGGACAAGACAAAGTACCACTATAACCGGTACATGGGTATTGTGATGCCGCAGCCTGAAAAAACGAAGACTTACGTGTTAATAATTGATGATAACAGGCGTTTTGCAGCGGTGAAAGGCGCTATGCTCAAACGTTGGCTGACGATTGCTGAGATGCTGGCGAATTAGAGCATGCCTAGACTTGAAGAAGACACTGCTGTCTGGCGGTACCGGGTTCAGGACCCGTCGAAATTTGACAGAGTGAAAGTTGACGACGTCTGCTGCGGCGTCAAAGTGTTGATTGGCAGAGTGCGAGGATCTAGCCGTCGAGAGATCCAGAGCTACATATTCGAGAAAGCCGCCGGGTTCAAATCTCAAGAGCAGGTGCGAAGCTGGGTGGAACACCACCTGAAAGGGGAGATCCAGACGCTTCTTGACTTCAAAGCTTGGAACGAATATCGCCGTAGGCTAGTTAACGTTTACATGCAAATCTCGAACGTGGAATAAGGTTGAAGTATCCCGTGCCGTGCGCTGTCTGCGGTAAGCTTGTTACTGTCGACCAGCCAGTGAACAGTCGAATTCCCATTCAGGAGGCTTACTGCCTAACCTGCTGGAAACGACTGAAACGGAACGACTTAATTTTTGAAGAGATCAGCAAAAGGCTGAGAGAAAGCGGGGTACCTTTGCAGACGAATTTCAAAGAAGACAACTTATGGACTCCGCGCTTCTAGCCGAAACACGCATCTCAATTCACAGTCACGAGGTTATGAAATTGAGTTATCAAGCAGCTCAGTGGACAACAAAATACATGAACGACTTGCCAGACTCTGCCTTCGCTCTTGTTGTGAAAGGGGACAAAGACGGTGAAGGCAAGACTGTGCCTAGAACAAACCGGAACCTTCCGCACCATGACGCAACAGGCAAAGTCGACCTGCCGCACCTACGGAACGCTATGGCTCGCGTCACGCACACTAGCCTAAGCAAAGAGCAGCAGAAACAAGCACATGACCACCTGTTAGGCCACTACCGAAAACTCGGCATGCCTCACCCGCCGTGCAGCGTGCCAGGCTGTAAGGGCTATGAGTCCAGCGGGAACAAGAGCATGCTTGGCGACGTCGACACTTTCAGAAGCTATCAACAGGCTTGGCATTCGCGCTGCAATGGGCCGATAGCCTAACAGTTTAGATGGTGATTTGAGGTGCAGCTGAAGTATTACGTGCCGTTCAAAGCGCAGGAAGGCGTTGACGGCCAGTTTGCGTTGAAAGAGAAACTGTTGAACATTGAAGGCATCGCTATCGACACGAGCGTGAACTTGAACAAGTGGCAGGTGCCCGCTGAGGACCTTGATTATTTCGTGTCGACACTCATCGGCGCGCAGCTTCGGATCGACCATGCTGAGAGCGCTATGGCCGTGATCGGCAGAGTTCCAGAAGGCAAACGAGTAGGCAATGCAGTGGCCTTCCGTGCCGAGGTAGGTGATGAAGCGATCATTCAGAAGATTATCAGAGGCTACCTTACTCACGTGAGCGTGCAAGTTGACAGTGACGCTACGGAATGCAGCAAGTGCCAGCGGCCCACACGCAAGGAAGGCGTGCTAGTTCACTTGTGTCCGGGCGCTTGGGAAGTTGTTCACCACCCGAAAGTCAGAGAGCTCAGCATCGTGGCCAGCCCAGCTTATGCGAACACGAGTTTTGCGCCCTTAGGCTTCGCAGCCGCAATGAACGAGGACCAGTGGGGCGCAGTGCTGAACAGGGTCCAAGCGACCGAAAAATACCCTGTATCGCTAGACCCGACTAGCACAGAGTCACAGTTACTTAACGGTAACAAAAATGTGGGTTCTAAGGGAGACCTGCAAGAACCCGAAAACAAAACAGAAAACACAGTAGAAAGAGAGGTGAAGCCCTTGTCTGAACAAAAAGGTCAGCAAGCAGCTTCCTCGCACACAGCACAAGGACCAATTGTAAACGTGGGACCAGGCGAGTCAGCGCCAAAACAAGTTGACTACGCACCTTTCCTGCAGCAGCTTCAAGACCTGCAGAATCAAATCACGCAAGCCGAAGGAGCCGAAGCAGACGCAGAAATCGACACTCTCAAGAAACAGATTGCCAAGCTCGAAAGCGACATAGCTAAAAAAGCCACCAAACGTACTCTCAGCAAGAAGATTAGTGAGCTCAGCA